CATGTTAGGAATAACATTTTATGGTTACGACAGCGAAGGCAATCCAGTAAATGACTCATCAGGCTCAGGAAAATATGATGAAATATCTGTAAGATATTTTGCAGTAACTATAACTGATTTTAGATTTAAAATTGATGGCAAATTAACCACATATAATATTAAAGCAGCACCAATTAATGTAGTAGAATCTTTTGGAATGAAACGTGGTCAAGTCCCCAGAGGTCCATTGACAGTTGCTGGTTCTACAGTTAAACAAGCTGTTCAGCAATTAGTAGATCAATTAAACACTGATAGTGAAAAAAATGCAAATAAGGCGGATACTGCAGTTCAACCATCAACCAAATATAAAATTGAATTTTCTACAGACGCGGAAAAGTTAATGAACTCTAAATTATATTGGGGAAGTATAGAGAACGACATATTGAGAAACGACCAAAGACCAAATGCATCTAATGTTAATAGAACAAAAGATTCTACTCAACAAAATGCAGAATCGGTTAAATTTAGCAAAACAGAGAAAAACATATCTATAGCTGGAGGTATAACAATAGTCCAAGCGATTGAAAAAATAATCACCACCAGTGAATTTATTAATAGTAAATTAGAATCCTATAAAGAAAGTACTTCTCAGGAAAAAGAAGGTAAATCCCCTCCTAAACCATTTCAATATTTTACTATTAAACCAATATTAGAAGTTGGAAACTATAATGATCCTACTAATGATTTTACTGCTACAATAACTTATAAAATATTTCTTTACGATACTCCATTTATAAGATCGGCGTACGTAAACGAAACCTCACCTTATCCTGATCCGCATAAAATATATAATTATTTCTTCACTGGGCAGAACTCAGAAGTGATAAGCTATGAACAAGCATTTAATAACTTATATTTTATAGGGACAATTAACTCTTTCTCTGACAAATCTTCCGACCCATCAGTAACTATTGCGCAAGGACATAGACAAGGCGAATACGGCGGTGGTAAAAGAAATCAGGGCGGTGAGGCTATAGCAAGTGTTAAAACTAGTTTATATAGTATTGCAGATCAAGCAAAGGCGAAAATTCAAATATTAGGTGACCCGGATTATATAATGACATTGCAGATGAATGAAAGTAAGGCTGGTAAAACTTTTTATGAAGATGATGGATTTACTATTAATCCAAGAGGTGGTCAAGTTTTTATTAGAATTAATTTTAATGAACCAGATGATTATAGTAATGAAACAGGTCTACAAGTAATTAATAACAAGATACAATTCTATAATACCCCGTCTAAAACAGATGGTGTATTATATATGGTTAATGCAGTTACTTCTAGTTTTAGTAAAGGTAAATTTTCACAAGAATTGGATTTGTTTATCGCCCCAACAAAATCCACTGATACTCAAAAAAATTCCGGAAGAGAAGATCCTAAAACAACCGGTGTCCAACTTTATGCAGTTCCATTTGAAAATATTCCATATGATAAGGCAAATGTTCTTAGAAGTGAACCATTAATAATAAATTCAATTACACCATCTGCTACCGGTAACCTTACTACAGATCAAACAATGGTATTTAATACAGCGACTGCATCAGTAAATAACGGTGGATCATTGCCGGGTATAGTAGCTCAATCAACTGTATTTCAGGCAACTAATTCTAACTCAAATCCAGATGATGACAATTCATGGAACAAGGTTGCAACAATTGCTGATTACGGTGCAGGTAGAGAACCAAAAACTACAACATTGCCCGGCAATGGCTTTACAATTTAAAATAGATAATCACGAACATGGCTAATAATTACATTAAAGCAAGAGGGACGAATGATTCATGGAAACCCAATAAAGGTGGTTCCATCAATGTTCCGTACCCTGTTATTGGTGTGGTTAAAAACAATATAGATGCAGGTAAAAGCGGAACATTGCAAGTTTACATTGCTGATTTTGGGGGTGTAGATCCTAATTATAGTAAAAACTGGACTCCGGTTCACTATGTATCACCCTTTTTTGGAATCACTATCCCTGAAGCATCCAATCAAGGTGAAGGTGATTGGACAGTAAACCCCAATAGTTATGGTATGTGGGCTACTGCACCTGATATAGGAACTGAAGTACTTTGTATTTTTGTTAATGGGCAGCAAGATTTTGGTTACTATATTGGATGTCTTCCTAAAACAAGTACTACATTTATGGTACCTGCAGTTGCTGCTACTGCGCATAACATTGTAGCAAACAATAAAGCACAATCTGAAGCACTTAGCGGTGCTAATAAATTACCCGTAACCGAAACAAATACCAACGACTATGCAAAGGATGATTCGGATCCTTCAGTAGTTTCAAGACCAGTGCATGGATATGTGGCTTCACGCTTAGTTACACAAGGTTTAATACGTGATGAAATTAGGGGAACTATATCTAGTTCTTCTATGCGTGAATCTCCTTCTAAAGTGTTTGGTATGTCAACACCGGGAAAGGCAATCAGAAAAGAATCATCAAATCCAAATAAATCTGATATTCATCATCGTGTAGGTGGTCATAGTTTTGTTATGGATGATGGCGACAAGGATGATAAAAATTGTTTAATTAGATTGCGTACTAGTTTGGGACATCAAATCACGATGAGTGATGACGGTGAAACTTTATTTGTGATTCATGCCAATGGTCAAAGTTATATTGAATTAGGAAAAGAGGGCACAGTTGATATTTTTAGTACTAATAGTTTTAATGTTAGAACTCAGGGAGATATAAATTTCCATGCTGATAGAGATATAAACTTACATGCTAAGAAAAAACTTAACATAAGAGCAGAAGAAGTAAATCTTACTAGTGATAAAAACACAAACCAACGTGTTGGTGAAAACTTCAAAATGCAAACTATCGGGGATCATACCTTAATGGTTGATAAAGGTGTTAGTATTGAATCTAAAGCTGATGCTTCATTTGCCAGTAGCGCATCTACCTATGTTAATGGTAGCAAGATCAATTTGAATACTGGTTCAACCTCATTAAAACCAAAAAAAGTTGATGAATTAACTATGATAATTCATTCAGATACCACAGGTGATGATCAAAAAGGATACTTGTCTGTTCCAGGAACATTGACTAGTATTACAACCAGAACACCTACTCATGCCCCATGGGACGGACATAATCAAGGAGTTGACGTTAAGGTAAAATCAACTAATCCAGCTACAGTTGCAGCTATGCCCAGTAATCAAGTAGCAGCAGTGAATAATCAAGCAGGGTCAGGTGCAAGTGGTTTCCCAGTAAATCAGTCTATAACATCTACTGTCCCTGCGACTGCTCCCGTTAATGATAGTATAGATAAAAATACGCTTGCTGCAGTTACCGCACAAAGAGCAGCAGATGTATCAACACAAGCTAATACAGTTGTTAATGGAGTTAAAACTAATGTAGACGGTACAAAATCTTTATCTATTGGTAAATTAGGGCAGACTCCTGAAGAACTAGAAAGAGCAGGAGATATTAAACCCGGCACAAGTAAATTAGCAAATGCATTAGCAAGCCAAGGAAAATCAATAGCAGAATGTTTGCCACCTAATGTATTCACTGGTAAAAACGGTGTGTCTGATATTACATCATATATGAATAATGTTAGTCAACAGGTTGCTACTCAAGTTACTGGCATGAAACAGGGATTTATCGATTTACAAAATTCAGGGATTATTACCGGAAAAGAAAACGGAAATCAAATAGCAGGTATAGTTTCTAGCACCGCACAATTTGGTTTACCTAATATACAAAATTTTATTAATGGTACAGCTAATAATCCTAACATTAGCAGTGCTATCTCATCGGGAAACTATGCTGCCAATTTAGCAGATAAATCACTTAACCCATCTGGTGCATTGGCTGGCATCACAGGTAAGCCCGAAATTTTGTCAGCAGCACAAAACGCAATACAATCGATACTTAGTTCGGTAAAAGCTTCATTACCAACTATCCCACTTAACAAGCCTGTAAATTTAGATGAATTGAATGCTAGTAGTAATAACAGTAATCTGTTAACGACATTAAAAGACAAGGCAGTTTCAATTGGTTCTACATTAACTTCGGCAATTAAGAAAATAGGCTCGCAGTCAACCACATTGAGTACAAATAATATTCCAAATATGAATGATTTGACTAGTCAATTGAACACTAATATTATGCCAAATGTCAACGATTTGGCTAAATCTTTATCACAAAATTTACCATCCCAAGATACATTAGCCAATCTTGCAGGTAAATCTAAAGAACTTACCGCTTCACTTTCTACTATTATTTCAAGTGGTCCTGATAAGCTTAAACTCCCATCAGTGGGAGCTGACACATTTGATAATAAATCAATTAATTCGTTAGCAACCGAAATAACCAAAGTATCTTCTGAGGTATCTAAATCAGTTGATTTTGATGGATTAAAAACAACAGCGTCAGGATTCGCAAATACAGTAGATAAACTAAAATCTACTAAGCCAACCACTACGACCCCTCCAACAACATTAGGATAAAATCATGCCAACATATATAGGTTTTTCAACACAGAACGTAAACCAGCAACGGACATTAGGGATCCAACCGGGGGTGACCGGAGGAACTAGCTATGTTAATAGAAGTACAGGAACAGGTAGAAAATTCACACTTACTGATGATGATTTAATCATTAATGATTTTATAAATGCATTGAATATTCCACAAGGTCAAAAGCCCGGAATGCCGCAATATGGGACTACATTGTGGAGCTTTTTGTTTGAACCTAATACAGCAGATGTGCAGGCTCAAATAGAAGCAGAAGTTAGACGTTTAGCTAAATTAGATCCTAGATTGTTATTGAACACTGTGAATGTTTATTCATATGAATCAGGAATAATATTAGAAGTAGAATTGGCTACTTCTGCAACTAACCAAGTAAGTATCCTTAAAATAAATTTTGACCAGAATACTAACACCGCTAGGTTAGTTTAAAACCGTGTTTTTTAAGTAGATAAATATAAAAAAGAGAAAAACCATATGGCAACCAGTTCAAGACAAACTAGTTTATTTGGCGTAAATGATTGGCAAGCAATCTATAAAAACTACAGCCAAGCAGACTTTCAAAATTACGATTTTGAATCATTAAGAAAAGGGTTTGTAGATTATCTACGAACATATTACCCTGAAAACTTCAATGATTACATAGAAAGCAGCGAATATGTTGCGTTACTTGACATAATGGCCTACATGGGTCAGGCACTGTCTTTCCGTGATGACTTAAACGCTAGAGAAAACTTTATTGA